CGAAATCGTGCGGCTGGAACGCTTCGAGCGTGCTCAGTGGGGCGAGCTGCCCAACGAGCTGACCGTCGTTTACACCGACTGGCAAACGGGCGGTGATGCCACCGTCACGGTTGAGAACCTTGCCGCCATCCAGTTGCAAGGCGGCGTGATCAATCAGCGCCGCGATTACCCAGGCGTCAACTACGGGCCGCTGGCTGCCCGGCTGGCCTTGCGTGACCTGCGCGCCTTGGGTTCGCCGCTGGCCCGGATGAGTCTGACCGTGGCACGCGACACGCTGGAACGTGCGCCGCTGCCGGGCGATGTATTCCTGCTGAACTGGCCACGCTTGGGTGTGGATCAGATGGTGGTGCGCGTCACCGGCATCGACACCGGCACCTTGGGCGCGGCCGAGTGGCGCATCGAAGCGATGGAGGATGTGTTCGGCATGAGCAACACCGTGTTGTCGCCCCCGCCACCGCACGTCGAAGAGCCGACCATCGAACCTTTGCCGCCCGCCGTGGTGCTGGCCGTCGAGGTGCCGTATTGGGAACTTGCCCGGCGCTTGTCGCGCGCAGATCTGGCCTACCTGACCGACACGGACACCTATCTCGGTGCGTTGGCCGCCGCCGGTGGGACCGGGCAGTTGAACTGGCAACTGGCCACCGGCGCATCCGGCGGCGACCTCGCAGCCGTCGTGGGCGAGGATTACGCGCCACTGCTCACGCTCGATGCATCCTTGCCCGCCAGCGAATTCGATGCCATCGGCGTGCCGGTGACGGCTATCAGCCAGCCGGAGAGACTGGCCGAGGGCGACTACGCCTATCTGGTGGCTGCCAGTGGGGCGATTGCAGAGGCAGTTGCCGTCCTGGCCTTCGATGCTGCCAACGCAACCATCAATCTCGCACGTGGCGTACTCGACACCACACCCCAAGCACATGCCTCAGGCACGCGGCTGATCGGTGTCGGCGAATGGCTGGCATCCGAAGGCGCTGAACGCGCCCCGGGCGAGTCGGTGTTCGTGGGTGCGATTCCTCGCACGTCGACCGATCAGGGCGATCCTATGCTGGCCGCGAATGGGCAGCCGATGGCGCTGACCGGTCGGCAGGCTTTGCCGTATCCACCCGGTCGCATTCGCCTCAATAGCCAGACCGAGCCTGTCGTGGTGGCCGGTGACCTCACCGTCGCATGGGCTCATCGCGACCGCACGCAGCAGACCGCCTATCTCGTGCAGCAAGACGAGGGCGACATCGGGCCGGAACTGGGCGTGACCTACACGCTGCGTATCCGCAATCGCAACAGCGTGCTGGCGCACACCGAAGCGGGACTGCTCGGCACCACCTTTATCTGGACGGCAGCAGTGGCCGCGCTGGATGCCGGTGCGCTGGGCGACCGCATCACGGTCGAGATCAGCGCCGAGCGTGATGGTTTGAGCAGCTGGCAGCCGCAGGTGCGGGTCATGGATCGCGCGGGCTACGGCCTGCGTTGGGGACAGTATTGGGGAGGTGTGTGATGGAAGCACGCATTGATGTTCATCTGCTCACCCTGAACGAGCCTGCCGAATGGCGGGAGGCCTGCATCGCCAGTCTTGAAGGTGCGCCGATCCAGTTGCACGTTCTGCCCGGCATTCCAGGCCGTATCGGTGAGGCACGCGCGGCAGGCTATGCACAAGGCACGTTGCCGCTGGTGTCCTTCGTCGATCCCGACGATCTGTACGAACCCAGTGCCTTCACACAACTGGCCGATGCGCTAGATGCCTGCCCGCAGGCCGTGATGGCCTACACCGACGAAGCGCTGACCGACGAAAACGGCCGTGACATCGCGGTGCGGCGTTTGGCCTACAGCCGTTGGCAGCACGCCAACAGCGCCAGCCACGTGCATGGCCTGATCGTGATGCGTCGATCTGCCGTAGAAGCCGTGCTCAAGGAAACCACCGACCTCAACAACTTCGCCGACTGGCTGCTGACCCTGCTCGTAGCCAAGCGGGGCGGCGTGCTGTACCTACCCATCGTTGGCAGGCACTGGCGACAGCACCCGCATCAAAGCCACCGCACCGGCGACCCGGACGCTGTCCGGCGAATACGTCAAACCATCGGCCAAGCATTGAATCTCTGGAGATAAACCATGTCATCAACCGACCCAAACCTGGGGCTTAATTACGGCTGGACACTCGGCGAAAGCGGATGGGACACCGGCATGGACGCCAACCTCAAGCGCCTCGGCGCGGTGGTCGGCCTGTCCGTGAAAGACCGCGACCTGTCCACACCACCTGCCAGCCCCGCCAACGGCGACCGCTACATCGTCCCGGCCGCTGCCACTGGCGTCTGGGTCGGCAAAACCAACCAGATCGCCATCCGTGTTGCGAGTGCCTGGGAATATTACGTCCCAAAAGTGGGCTGGCTTTGCTTTATCGAGGACGAGGCAGTTCTGTCTGCCTACAAGGTTGCCGGATGGAGTGCCGGCGTCGCGATCTGAACTGAAAACTTTGCAACCACCAAACCCGCCCTCGAGGCGGGTTTCGCATTTCTGGAGGACTCAAAACATGAGCGAAGAACAAATCGAGCGGCGAAAGATGGTGACGCTGCCGCAGGAAGATTTCGAGGAAATCCTGGAGCGCGCTGCCGAGCGTGGAGCCCGGCATGCCCTGTCGGAAGTCGGCCTCGATGGTCCGGATGCCGCCCGCGACATACATGAGTTGCGCGGACTTCTGGATGCCTTCACCGAGGCCAAGAAAACCGCCGGTCTGACCATGGTGAAGATGCTGGTTACGGGCTTGGTGATGGCGCTGCTCGCTGGCGCGTTCGTAAAACTCAAGCTGTTCGGAGGTGCGCAATGATTGAAACACTGCTCGGCGGCTTACTGGGTGGTGCGTTTCGCCTCGCGCCGGAAATCCTCAAATGGATGGACCGCAATGGCGAGCGCAGCCACGAACTGTCCATGCAGGACAAAGCGCTGGAGTTCGAGAAACTGCGGGGTGCACAGCGCATGGGAGAGATAGGAGCCAGCGCGGACGCAGCGTGGAGTACCGGGGCCATCGAGGCGCTGCGCGATGCGGTGCGAGGCCAGGGTGAGAAAACTGGCGTGGCATGGGCAGATGCGCTGTCCTCCAGCGTGCGGCCCGTGATCACCTACTGGTTCATGGCCCTGTACTGCGCAGCCAAGACAGCGGCGTTTGTGGCTGCCGTAACTGCTGGTGCAGGTTGGGGTACGGAGATTCAGCACGCGTGGACGGAAGCCGACCAGGCACTGTGGGCCGGGGTGCTCAATTTCTGGTTCCTTGGGCGCGTGTTTGACCGAGTTCGGTCGTGATTGAGGTGCCGAAAGCGGCCATCGAGCTGGCCAAGCGCTTCGAGGGGTTCGAACGCAAGGTGAAGCGCGGCACGGAAATCACCGTTATTCCCTACATTTGTCCAGCAGGCTTCTGGACGATCGGGTATGGCCATCTCTGCGACTCGAAGCATCCGCCGATCACTGAGGCCGAAGCCGAAGTCTATCTGGCGCGCGACCTGCAATCGGCACTTGCCGCAACGCTGCGTTACTGCCCGGTGCTGGCCACCGAACCGGAAAAGCGGCTCGCGGCCATCGTGGACTTCACGTTCAACCTTGGGCCCGGGCGGCTGCAGACGTCGACGCTACGGTGGCGGGTCAACCAGCGAGACTGGTCAAGCGCTTCGATCGAACTGCGGCGCTGGGTGCGAGCTGGCGGGAAAGTGATGCCTGGATTGATTGCCCGGCGCGAGGCAGAGACTACTCTGCTGTCCCAATGACTTGAATAGCTTTAGAATGCCAAGTCAGGGCAAACAGAATGTAGAACAAGACGAAGCGGTAGCGTGTTGACCTATTAATCAAGGTCGCCGAGGCGGGCTTGATGCGTGCTGATCACGTCGGAAGGCCAAATCTCTTGTGAGTGACGGAGGCTGTGATAGTCCGGCGTGGGAGGTCTCGCGCTATGTCTAGCGGATAAACAACAGGGGAGAGCCGTTAATGTATATGGAGTTGAGTCAATACGCCGCTGCGCTGCGCACCTACATTACCTCGACCTACCACATCTCTCATCCGGCGCTGGTCGAACTGCGAGATGACCTGCTAGCACGCCAAGGCGCGATCGCACAGACACCGTACATCGAGAGCACCGCTCGGTACGCCGCGTCGCGCAAGTACGCGACCCTCTCAATTCCACAAGAGGTGCGGGAGTTGCTCACATGGCTCGGTGAGCGTGGCGTGGTGTTCGACCCGCCGTACGATCACCAGGCCGATGCGCTGGATCTGGCGCTTGGGACATCACACCGAGACCTCGTCGTCACGACCGGTACCGGTTCCGGCAAGACCGAGACGTTCCTCCTCCCGATCCTTGGGCGACTCGCGGCGGAGGCGACAACCCGCCCCTCCTTCTCGACCCGTGCCGTGCGCGCCCTGCTGCTATACCCGATGAACGCACTCGTTAATGATCAGCTCGGCCGGCTCCGTGTTCTCTTCGGGGGCAATGACGTCTCGCGGTGGTTCACCGATCGCACCGGCCGGCCGATGAAGTTCGCTCGTTATACCGGGCGCACTCTCTATCCGGGGCGTCGGAGGGAGGATACATCGGAGCACTGGTCCAGGCTGAAGCAGCCGATCGAGTTCTTTAGAAATCTCGAAGATCGCGCGGCATCGGACCCGGCGACCCGCGATC